ATTACATCAAAATATATACGGAAGATGATGCCAAACCCATCTTGTCACTCATGAGCATGAAAGCCATGGAAGAGCTTTTGCCTTCCAGCCGGTTCATACGTGTACACCGTTCATTCATCGTCCAAAAGGACAAAATACGGGTGATCGACCGTGGACGTATCGTCTTTGACAAAACGTATATCCCCATTAGTGATAGTTACAAGCAGGTTTTTCAGGCATTTTTGGATGAAAGAAGCTGATGATTGTCTAATTTATCGGC